CGTCGTCAAGTTCGGTTCGCGGGGCGGCATTCCGCTTCCCGCAGGCGCAAAAGCCGAATTGCTGCAAGCGACCGAAAACACAATGATTAAAGAAGCGATGGAAACAAAGGAAAGACAAATGGTCGCGCTTGGCGCGAAGCTTGTCGAACAAACGAAGGTGCAACGAACTGCAACCGAAACGAAGCTTGAAGCAACGTCGGAAGGTTCAACGCTTTCGTCGGCGACCTTGAACGTTCAAAGCGCGTATCTTTGGGCGCTTGGCGAAGCCGCGATGTTTTCGGGGCTTGACGCTTCGGGCATTGACTTTCAATTGAATACCGACTTTGACATTATGAATATGTCGCCCGAAGAACGCCGTCAAACAATCGAAGAATGGCAAAAAGGCGCGATCACGTTCGAAGAAATGCGAACCGTTCTTCGCAAGGCGGGCACGGCAACCGAAGACGACGCCAAGGCGAAAGAAAGCATTGCGAACGACGCCGCCGAAGCCCTGCGCCTTGCTGCGGAAGCTATGGGCGAAGAACCCGGCGGCAACCCGCCTAACAACGGGGGCGCGGGCGAATGACCATGCAAGACAACCGACGCTTGTTCGACATAACAACGCGGCACCAAATTTACATTGAAGGCGTCAAAGGCGGAATGTTCCTTGACTTTCAACGTATGCTTGCCGAACTGTCGAAAGAACTTCAAAACCTTTTCGGTCGCATGAAATACCGTCGGCTTGACCAATTGACGAAGACGCAATTGAACGTTCTTCTTGTGAAGCTGCGCCGGGTTCAATACCGTATCTTCGGAAGTTACGCCGACGATTTGGTTAAACAGATTGAAGCGTTTATGAACGCCGAAGTCGTAATGACGCGCCGAATGTTCGCGTCGTTCTTCGAACCGCCGGGCGTTGACGAACGCGGGGTTTTAAGCGACGAAGACAGCGCGGCGTTTATTCCGTTCTTCGTAAGCGCGAACCAAACGACCCCGCTTTTCGGCGTTGCTGCGATCACGGGGGCCGGGGCTGCATTGTGGGCACGTCTAAAGAACCTGCCCATTCCTGCAAACGGCGTTACCGTGTTGAACTTCGTAAAGTCGTTCGCCAATTCGGCACAAGGTCAAATCGAAAAGATTGTTCGGCAAGCTTGGGCGAACGGAATTTCGGTTGACGAACTTGTTGCAGTCTTGACCGGAACGCCGGGCGCTGTTTTGGGCGGCATTCAACAAGGGTCGGCGTCGCAGCTTGATCGGATCAAAAATCAGGGAAGCGCCGTAATCGACACGGTAACGCAATTCGTATCTTCGGCGGTAACTGCGGCGGTCGCTTCGGCGTTCTTTTTGCGCTATTCTTGGAACAGCATTATTGACAGCGCAACGACCGATATTTGCCGAAGCCGCGACGGCAAAATTTACGACTTTGCGACAGGGCCGAAGCCGCCCGCGCATATTCGTTGCCGTTCCAGCATTTCGCCGCTAACCACGACGGGCGCAGCTTACGCGGCGGCGTCGCTTGGCGCATGGCTTGCGGAACAGCCCGCAAACGTGCAAAAGGATATTCGCACCGAAGACGGCGTTTATACGTCGCGACCGTTGACTTTGGCGCAATACGAAAGCAAGCTTGCTTTGATCTTGTCTTGACCCCCGGCGAAACGGTGTTTTGCCCTTAACATAGGAAGTTCCTAAAATGGCCTTGAAGAAAAAAGTCACGAAAGCGGAATACGAAAAGTTGAACGACGCTTTCAAAGCCGAATACATCGAAGACGGCGACGGATACCGCCTTGACGTTGACGGCGAAGAAGACACGGGCGCGTTGAAGCGGGCGAAAGACCGCGAAAGCCAATTGCGCAAAGACGCCGAAGCCAAGCTTCGCGAAGCGCAGGAACAGCTTGACGCCTTGGGCAATGACGACGCCCGCAAGAAAGGCGATGTTGCGACCCTTGAAAAGTCGTGGCAAGCGAAGCTTGACGCCGAAGCCGCAGCCCACAAGGCGACGAAGGAAAAGTTTCAAGGCGTATTCAAGAAAAATCTTGTTGACGCCAAGGCGACCGAAATTGCAACGAAGATTTCGAAAGTTCCTTCGTTGCTTGCCCGCGTTATCAAAGACCGCTTGACGGTCGATTTCGACGGCGACGAACCGACGACGCGCGTTCTTGATGCAAACGGGCAACCTTCGGCGTTGACCCTTGAAGACTTGCAAAAAGAACTTGTTGCAAATGCCGATTACGCTGATATTATTATCGCGTCGAAGTCTTCCGGCGGTGCCGGGAAGACGAAACAAGGCGGCGGTGCCCCTGCGAACCCCGGCGGAAACGCCGACAAACCCGTTGACTTTGCTTCGATGAACCCCAAAGAACTTGCGGCCCATATCGAAGCCAAAAAGGCGGCGGAAACCGAAACTTAATAGGGGGATGCCAAATGGCCCTTTCCGATCTTCAAGTGTATTCCGAATACGCTTACGCTTCGTTTACCGAAGTTCTTCAACAGCAAATCGACCTTTTCAACACGGCGACGGGCGGGGCTTTGCTTCTGTCTTCGGCGGCACATCAGGGCGATTTTTCGCAAACGGCGTTCTTCGCCAAAATCGCCGGGGGCACGGTTCGCCGCCGGAACGCTTACGGTTCGGGTTCGGTTGCGGAAAAGACGCTTTCGCAGCTTGAAGACGTTTCCGTGAAAGTCGCCGCCGGAACGCCGCCCATTCGGATTGATAAGGGTCAATTCAACTGGATACAAATGAACCCCCAAGTTGCGGGCGCGGTTTTGGGTCAACAGCTTGCCGTTGACAGCATGGCCGACATGCTGAATACGGGCTTGGGTATTGCGTATTCGGCCCTTGCAGGCGAAAGCGACGTTGTTCTTGACGTGACCGCCGACGCAACCCCGGCGAACCGCAACGTCACTTGGCAAAACTTGAACAAGGCGCAAGCGTTGTTCGGCGACCGTTCGGCCCGTGTCGGCGTTTGGATCATGCATTCAACGCCCATGCATTCGCTTTACGGCAACAACCTGACCAACGGCGAACGGCTGTTCACTTACGGAACGGTCAACGTTCTTCGCGACCCCTTCGGCAAACTGTTGGTTATGACCGACAGCCCGCAGCTTGTCACGGTCGGAACCCCGAACGAATATCATGTTCTTGGCTTGACGCCGGGCGCGGTTATCATCGGGCAGAACAACGACTTCGACGCGAACGAAGAAGCGACGAACGGCGACGAAAATATCAAGCGCACCTATCAAGCCGAATGGTCTTACAACGTCGGCGTCAAGGGCTTCGCTTGGGATAAGGCGACGGGCGGCAAATCGCCGAACGACGCTGCGCTGTTCACTTCGGCGAATTGGGACCGGTATTCGACCGATCACAAAGACCTTGCGGGCGTCGTCTTGACCGCGCTTGCGGCGTAAGTCGAACGGGCCGGGGCGTTAATTCGCCCCGGTCTTTCCTGTCAATTTCAACGAAAGAAGCGCAAATGAAAGCCCTGAAAGTTCTTTACTTCGTCAATGGCCCGGCCCCGTCGGCGCTGCAAAACGAAGAAGCCCACGCAATGAACGCGAACGTTTGCTTCCGCAACGCGCGGGCGATTGCTTCCGACGCCCCGCTTGAAGAATGCGACGGCGTTGCGGGCGAAGTTCCGCCGGTCTATTCGGCAAAGTTCCCCGACGCCGCTTCGGCAATCGAAGCCCGCGCCAAGAAGCTTGCGGCCCTGTCGGCAAAGGTCGGCGACGAACCCGCGCCCAAGAAGACCGACGCGGCCCCCGCCAAGCCCGCAGAACCGACCGCCAAGGCACCCGCCAAGCCTGCGGCCCCTGCGACCCCGGCAACCCCCGCCCCGGCTGCGCCTGTGGCCCCTGCGGGCGCTGCGCCGGGCTGGAAACCCAACGCCTAACCCCTGCGCCCTTGCCTGCATATTGTGGGCAAGGGTCAACCCCCTGAAAGGGCCGAAATCATGGCACAACGTATCACCTTCTTTACCGCCGGGCGCGTTGCGACCGTTGACGAATTGGCCGAAATCGAAGCGATCAAAACCGCAATCGAACCCGCGTTCGTTATGGTCGTTCGCAACGGCGAAGCTTCGCCGAACTATGGCGCAGGGCCGGAACCGACCGACTATGTTGCGGGCGATGTTCCCGCAGCTTATCCCGCCGTATTTCCCGCCGTCGCTGCAACCGGAACGCTTACCGTCGTTACGAACCCCGCAGCCGACGAAACGATTGCCGTTGCCGGAACGACGTTTACCTTTGTCGCGTCGGGCGCAACCGGAAATCAAATCAATATCGGCGCGAACGCCGGGGCAACCGCAACCGCAATCGCAACCGCCGTCAACGCGCTTGCGTCGGTCAACGCCGCAGCCGTCGGCGCAGTCGTGACCGTGACCGCAGCAACCGCAGGCGTCGCGGGCAACGCGATTACCCTTGTCGGGAATGGCGCGAAAATCACGCGGTCGGCTGCAACCCTGTCGGGCGGCGCTGCGGCGGGCGGTTATCCCGTCTTTGACCCCGAAGATATGCCCGAATAAGGAAACGCCGCAATGCCGATTGTCGTTATTGTCGAAGACGGAACAGGGGTCGCGAATGCAAATTCGTATATGACCGTTGAAGCCGTTCGGATTTACGCCGCGAACCGGGGCTTTGAACTTTCGACCGACGACGACGTTGTTGCGGCGCAACTTATTCGCGGCTTTGATTACGTCGAAACGAAGGAATGCGAATTTCAGGGCGAACGGGTTTACCTTGAAAGCGCCTTTCCGCGTTCCGGCGTTGTTATCAACGGCGTTGAAATCGCCGACAACGCAATTCCGAACTTGTTGACTTCGGCGATTGGGCAACTTGTTATTGCCCAAAACAACGGCATTGATATTATGCCGAACTTTGTTGCCGCTGATTACGTTATCAAGGAAAAGACCGGGCCGCTTGAAACGACATACGCCGACCCGGTTCTTGTCGGAATGGGGCCGAAATTGGGCGCGGTTGACGCTGCGCTTGCGCCGTTGTTTGGGCGTTGCGCTTCGCCCGGCTTGGGCTTCCGAACCATGCGGGTTTGATATGGCAGGGTATGAACGCCAAATTGCAGGGGCGAAGCGCA